GCGGACCAGGACGTCCCGCCCGTGTGTTACAGTCCTTGGTTGGGGCCAAAGAGGACGGTGTTATTGGACCAAAGACAATGGCTCGTATTAAAGACACAGACACGGTTGTCCTATTAAATGCACTGGCAAAAAACCGTGCGGACTACTATCGCTCTTTGAAAACTTTTGATACCTTTGGTAAAGGTTGGCTGCGTCGCAACGAAGAGACTTTAGAAGCTGCGCTTGAAATGAGGGAAGCATAAGATGGCAATGGAAGACGAATACGATCCGTTTGATGTCGGTGGTGTAAATCCCGCAACAGGGGAAAGTACTTACGTTTCTACGGGCGGACCGGGTAGAGGCACTGCCGCATCTCAGTTGGGATATACTTCCGACCAAGTTTATGGCGGAGGCGGGGGCGACGGCGACGATAACAACAGATTTATCGCTCGCCCAGGAGCTGGCTTGACAAAAGACCAGTTTGAAAAGACTTACAGTATTACCGATAGAAATCCCTTTGGGAGAAGACCATCAGGTTTTGCAGCATTTCTAGATAGGTTTAATCGGTCACTGGGCGGCAAAGGCATAGATTACAGCCAGCAGTTTCGTGACCTTGATCGTCTTCATAATAGAAAACCGGGCACTAGTGCAGCTCGATTTAAACAAAGACAGTATGACCTTTATAGAAATCCTGATATCGACGAAAGCGGCAAAATTACAAGTGGGGGCATTGACCGCGCGGGTAGAGGCACATACCAAGGTCCTATTGAAATGGTCACTCGTCAGATGGGTCCGGGAGAGCAATTAGTCAGAACAGGTATAGGAGCAGTTCCTTTTGCAGGATCTTTTTTAAGTGGATTAGGCACGGAAGATCCTTATCTTGCAAGCAGGGTCACTCCTGAAATGAGAGAACGAGAAAATCCAACCCTTGCTGAACAACTAAAAAGCAGTTTGGGTGATCGGTTGCAAGGTTTAGCCTTTGGTAACCAGCAACAAGCCCCGGTTGCAAGCGGACCTGTAATGGGGTCTAGAGACCCAAGCAGAGAAGTTGACGCTTTAGCTCAATCCATTCCAATCAACACTCCCATTGCTACACCCATAGCTGTTGAAGAGGCTAACCCACAAGGCCCCATGATGCCCGCTGAGTTTGACCAAAGGCTTGATGACAACACAGTAGCAGATATGTTGAGAGACCCGTCGTCTCCGGCACCAAGACCGGATTTACCTTTGCCGGACACTTATGCAAGAAACTTTGGTATGAACCCCGCAAAGCCTGAAGATACGTTTACACTTGAGGATTTATTTCCAGAACTAAGAAACGCTTCCAATGTGGGTATGAACCCTGCAAAACCTGAAGATACTTTTACAGTTCAGGACCTGTTTCCAGAATTAAGGAATGCCCCTAACGAAGGTTTAATGCGATTTGAAGACCGCCCAAGAAACGCTCCTAACGAAGGATTTGACCGCCCAAGAAACGCTCCCAACGTGGGTTTAAATCGTCAAGAGTTCCTAGACCTGTTAGGGCCCGAAAGCAGATCTTTTGGGGGCGTTGGAGAGTCGCAAGCCCCAACAAGAGATTTAAGAGATAGCACAGCATTAGCAGAGTTAGATATTCCATCTATTGCAGACTTATTGAACTCTGGCTTGCTTCAAGATTTGTTAACGGAGCAAGGCCCTAATACATCTGTCCCATTTGGCGGGGGAACTTTAAATTTTAACGTGAACCCAAACAGCCCAGGTATTGAATTTAGAAGACCCCTTCAAGGCAAAGACATGGGCGTTGGAGAGCTTTTAAGCTTCCTGAGCAGGCGCACTTAAACACGTTTCGCCGTCACAACATTCAACAATATAAAACTTGCACACAGCACATTGCTGATGCCCGTGAACATCGACAGGCTGCATCTGGCACAAGCAACGCGGACAACGGCCCGTGTCCAAAGCTTTCTTGATAGGGCCGTCTTCTACTCTGTTTCGAACCATTCTTTTATTTCCTCACCTAAAACCATATTTGCAATGTTCTGTTTATTTTGCAAAGCCGTCAATATCTTGTCGTCAATTGTTTTGGGGCTAACGAGGTCCACATAAGTTACATTATTCTTTTGACCAATGCGGTGCGCTCTATCCTCTGACTGCAGCCTTATCTCAAGGTCATAATTATTGCTGTAATACACCACGGTGCTGGCCTCTGTTAGAGTTAAACCAAACCCACCAGTGCGGCTGTTACCTACAAAGAAGCGAATGTTTGAATTGGGGTCTTGAAACTGGTCTACAATTTCTTGCCTTTGCTCCTGCGCGGTTGCCCCGTAGAACGCACCAAAACTTTCTATGCCAAATTCTTTTGTGAGCATGTCACAAATTTTCTCAATATCGTGAACGAAAGTTGCCCATATAATGACTTTGCCAGTAGTTTCTTCACAGATATTCACAAGCTCGTGAAGTCGATTGGATTTTACTTCACTAATCAAATCATCATCATTCTTAATAAACCCGCAACAGATTTGTTGTAAGCGCATAATCTGCGTAAGTACATTGTTGGTGCTGACCAGACTGCCGTCCCGCAACTGAGCGAGTGCAAGCTTTGACATTTGTGTATACAGTTTTTTCTGCTCGTCTGTGAGGTCTACCTCGCGTCTGACATATATCTTTTCAGGCAGGTCCAAACATTCTTTTTTTAAGATGCGCCTGCTGAATACATCGAGTTTGGCATTGAGCTCTTCTAATCTTTGGAACCCAACAATTTGTTGAAAAGATCTATGCCCCATTGTGCGTCTTTGCAGAACCGCATATCTACCCTGGAACGCAAAATAGCTTGGAAAACCCAACATGCTTTGGCCCAAAAACTCACACTGAGAGTAAAGGTCCATAGGTGATTTGGTGACGGGGGAGCCTGTCAGGAGACGCTTATATGCGAATAACTCCCCCGTCTTTACAACAGCTTTAGTCCGGGCAGCTTTTCGGTTCTTTATTGTTGTAGACTCATCAACAACCATCATACCCTTTTCACCGAAATTCTTCCCAAACCATTCAGCCGTCGTAGCTCCTTTACTCGTGCTAAACGCTTCTACGTTCATAACAAATATACGTAGCTCATCAGTATTCTTACAGAACTCTTCAAACTGACTTTTAAAAGTTTTTGTAATGTTAGGTTGCCAACTAAGGACCTTGCGCTGTATGTGGTTTGGCAAATGCGCTACAATTTCTTTTTGTGACCAGTTGTGAAAGACACCCTTTGGAGCAACAATGAACGCTGTGTCGATCTTACCGTCCTCGAACAAGGCTCCGATGGTGTCTATTGCAATCTTCGATTTGCCTGTACCCATTTCCATAAATAAAGCATAATTGCTCGCGGACCACGAATCTTCCAAGACCGTTTTTTGATGCTCATACGGTTTGGTTTTGAACTTATATTTTTGCATATTAATCTCCTTGACTATGTTAATGTATACATTTATATAGGATATATCAAGTGTTTTAAGAAACACTCAACGACGACAGGAGAAAGAAATGAGTGACTTAACGTCTTTGATGGAAGAGGATATAAAGTCCCCTTCCAAATCACCACTTGGCACGTTTGATGATAGCAATCTGAAAGGTGTCGCAAAATTAGCCCAACAAATTACAGACCAACAAAGTCTCGTCAAGAACCTAGAAGAAAAGGTTAGAGAGGCGAAGAAAGAGTTGTATAAAATGTCTGACCATGAGCTACCACAAATGCTCATGGAAATGGGTGTATCTTCTTTTAAACTGCAAGATGGTTCTGAAGTTGAAATCAAAAAAACGTATGGAGCATCAATACCAGTGGATAAAAGAGAGGAGGCATTCGAATGGTTGCGGCAGAATGGACATGGGGACATGGTAAAAAATATCGTGTCAGTAAACTTCGGCATGGGGGAAGACCAAAAAGCAGCAGAATTTCTGTCAAAGGTCTCCGAACAGGGCTTGTCGCCAGAACAGGCAGAAAGCGTCCACTCATCAACACTCAGAGCTTGGGTAAAAGACCAAACAGAAAAAGGCGAGCCCTTCCCTATGGAGTTATTTGGGGCACATATCGGTCAACGGGCATTAATCAAGGAGGCAAAAAAATGACTGAAAAGCAAGTTGTGAAAAAGGAGCAGGCAACTGCGGTAGCGGAGTTCGACGTTTCTATGTTTGAAGCAGACGCAAGCGCAGGTATTCAGAATGTATCTAATGAAGATATGGCCTTGCCCTTTCTTAAGATTGTATCTGGCTTGGACGGTATTCTTGATGAGCGTGACGATGTACGTAAAGGTGATATCGTTAACACTGTTACGGGAGAAGTCTATAAAGGCAAAGAGGGTATCAAAGTTATACCGTGCGCTTATCAAAGAAAGTTTATAAGGTGGCAACCACGAGGCACGGGTATCGCGGCACCAGTGATGATACACGAGGCTAATGACCCCAATCTGCCTAAGACAAATCGAGATCCAAATGACAACAAAGAATATGTCGATGACGGATCAGGTGATTATGTCGAGCAGACAGCTCAATGGTATGTAAAAGTGATAAACCCAGAGGGTGGCATGACCAATGCGCTGATTGCAATGAAATCTACGCAACTCAAAAAGTCTCGTAAGTGGATGAGCATGATTATGTCGCGTGAGATGAATGGGGAAAACGGACCCTTCACGCCGCCGATGTTTAGCCACATTTATCTTCTGAAGACTGTGAGCGAAGAAAACAGTAAAGGAAGTTGGCACGGTTGGGAAATGAGCCTCGATAGCCCGATATCTGAAAAGCACCAGTACAAGGCGGCGAAAGAGTTTAACGCCTCAATTGAAAAGGGTGAAGTTACAGTCAAACATGAGCATGACCCTGTACCTGCTGAAGAGACTGCAGAATCACGTAAAGAGACTGCTGACGACTCAGGCGGCGACCTACCATTCTAAACAAATAACATCACCTCTAGTCAGTATTGTGCTGACTAGAGGACTTTTGTTTGGGGGGTAATATGTCCGCAGATAAATTCTCAGAAATATTCGCTGGGCTCGAAGAGGCGTATGGCACCTATGAGATCCAGAAACAACAAGTCAATGGCAAGCAGTCAGGGCAAGCTAGTGTTTTGCGTTCTCCCAGGACTGCACAAACATGGGAAGGCCATTTGTCTGGTAAGGGCCCAGCAATTGGTATCATTCCGATTAATGCGGACAACAATTGTAAATGGGGCTGTATCGACATAGACCAGTATACTGGTTTTAATCACAAAGAGCTGCTTGATAAGATTGTAGAAATGAAGCTGCCTTTAATTGTATGTCGTTCCAAGTCAGGGGGAGCACATGTTTTTCTTTTTTCTAAAGATTGGATTAGTGCAAAAATTCTACAAGACACGCTTACCTCTATTTCAGCGGCACTGGGTTATGCTGGAAGCGAAATTTTTCCAAAGCAGATAAAACTACAACTCGACAGGGGAGACGTTGGAAACTTTCTTAACCTCCCCTACTATGACCATGAACAAAGTTTGCGCTACGCATTTAAGGCAGATGGTTCCGCTGCAACTCTCGAAGAGTTCTTCGGTCTGTATGAAGAGGCTGTCCAAACCGTAGAGCAAATAGAAGCTCTGAGCGTAGAGAAGCAGGACCGCACACCAATTAAAGACGGGCCTCCTTGCCTGCAGCATCTATGCAACCAAGGCTTTCCAGAGGGTACTCGCAACAATGGTCTGTTTAACGTCGGTGTTTATTTACGCAAGGCATTCCCTGATACATGGGAAAACGAGCTGATGCAGTACAACATGGCGCACTTTGACCCGCCGTTGCCCTTGGCAGAGGTCAACATATTGGTCAGGCAACTTAACCGAAAAGACTACCAATACAAATGCTCAGACGCCCCTATCAATGAATTTTGCGATAGAGACAAGTGTCTGACCCGGAAGTATGGTGTAGGCAACGTCGGGCAATCTGCCTCTGTTGCAAACCTACGCAAATACAATTCAAAGCCGCCCATCTGGTTTATGGACGTAAATGGCGAGCCTCTTGAGTTAGCTACAGAGGGTCTGCAAAGCCAAGCTGCGTTTCAAAAGAGTTGTATTGAACAGCTTAACGTCATGCCCCCTACTGTCAGTAAGAACATCTGGGAAAACCGTGTTGCAGCATTGCTGCGGGACATGACAGAGACCGAAGGTGGGGTGATGGAAGCGTCAGAAGATTCGTCTATTGACGGTGCGTTCTATGATTACTTGGAAGACTTCTGTCGCAATATGCAGACCGCTGCTGACAAAGAGGAGATCCTTCTGCGTCGCCCGTGGACTGATGAAGAGAAGAAACAAACCTTCTTTCGTTTGCGTGACCTAGAGAACTTTTTAAAAAGACAACGGTTCTTTGAGTTTAAAACACACCAAATTTCACAGAGGTTGCGGGACATAGGCGGTGAATCTACAATATTAAGGATTAGCGGACGTGTCGTTCGTGTGTGGGCTATTCCTGCTTACCAAATCTCTAACACCACAATAAAGTCCCCAGAATTTGAGGTGGACGAACAGGATATACCTTTCTAATGTTTGTGATATATGGCCCGCCAGGTACAGGCAAAACAACTACGCTCCTTGATATGGTTGAAAAATCCATAGAAAAGGGCACACCTCCGGGGCAAATAGCTTTCCTTGCTTTTACTCGTAAGGCCGCGCGGGAGGCAAAAGAACGTGCAGCATCACGGTTTAATCTGGATACAGAGCACGATTTATACTTTTTTCGCACCCTGCACAGCTTCTGTTACAATCTGTCCGACATCAAACGAGACCAGCTCTTGGCATCAGAACATCTGGTTGAGTTAGGCAATACAATTGGATTCAACCTCAGAGCCTCGTCAGGGAGCGAAGATGACGATATAGGTGCGGCAGCTAGGGATAACCCCATCATGCAGCTTATACAGCTCTCACGGCTCAAGAAAGAGGTAATTGATGAGACATATAGGCATAGCGGCATCGAGGAACCGCTCACGACGGTAAAATACATAGATGAGTGTTATCGCAAGTATAAGAGAGCAAACCGCCTGTATGACTACACTGACATATTAGAATGGTTCTCTCAAAACGGCTCACGGGTCTGCCCACGTTTTGACGTTACCTTTCTTGATGAAGCGCAGGATTTATCACCCCTGCAGTGGGAGATAGCCCACGTTCTCAACGAAAAATCTAGACGTATGTATGCGGCAGGCGATGATGACCAAGCTATTTATCGTTGGGCTGGGGCTGACGTTGAGCATTTTTTAAATGTAGAAGAAGGGTCAGAGGTTCTTTCACAGTCCTATCGTGTGCCCCGCACAGTGCATAAGGTAGCGCAGCGGATAGCCAATCGCATTACTATCCGTCGTCCAAAGCACTACAACCCAAAGCCAGAGGACGGCACTGTCCATCACATATTTGAGCCTGACATAGAAAAATTTAAAAAAGGCGATTGGATGATCATGGCTCAGTGCAACTATATGCTCAACGAGGTGTGCGAATCGTTGAAACAACACGGTTTTTACTTCGAAAACAGGGGCTACAGAAGCATTAGTTTGAAGTTGGCTATTGCCTTGGATACTTGGAAGTCCCTCGTCAAAGGCGAAGAAGTCACTGCTAATGCTGTGAAAGACCTGTACTACTTTATGAAATCCATCACCCGCATAAAGCGAGGTTTTAAAAATTTACCCAACACACAGGCTGACGATATGTTCACGCTGGCAAGCTTGCAGGAAAACATGGGGCTGCTTGCAACCAAAGACATGACGTGGGACGTGGCTATGGACAAGATATCCGAAGACAACAAAACCTATATAGCTGCGCTGCTTCGTAGAGGAGAGGACTTAAACCGCGCACCACGGATCAAGGTCTCTACTATACACGGCACAAAAGGCGGTGAGGCTACCAATGTTGTCCTGTACACAGACATATCAAATGCCTCTGATCAATCCATATCTTCAGACACACGCGAAGGTCGCCGGATGTTAGATGATCTGCACCGATTGTTTTATGTAGGCGTGACACGGTCAAAGCAAAACCTGTTTATCGTTTCACCTATGGACGGCATAAGGAGCTATCAGATATGAGCGACATGGTTAACAGCCCCAAGCATTACACGCTTGGCAAGGTAGAATGCCTTGATGCAATCAAAGCGGCTTTGGGTCCGGGCTACAAATACTACCTGCAGGGTGCGATAATCAAATACATATGGCGGTATGAGCACAAGAGCAATCCTGCTGAGGACCTTGCTAAAGCGCAGTTTTATTTAGCACGTTTACAATATGAAATAGGAGAGACTAATGAATGAAATTGAGTTTATGTCTCCATTAAAAAGTTTTGAGTGGGCTCCGCCCTTTGAGCTGCCAGACCTGACAGACGCAAAAGAAATAGCTATTGACCTTGAAACATGTGACCCAAACATCAAAACGCTTGGCCCAGGCTGGCCCCGCAGGGACGGTTATGTTGTCGGTTTTGCCCTAGCTGTAGACGGCTGGCAGGGCTATCTGCCTATAAAACACGAAGGTGGGGGCAACTTAGACGAGCGAATCGTTGGAAACTATATGAAAAAGGTGCTTGCCTGCCCTGCTGATAAGGTCATGCACAACGCTCAATATGACCTTGGTTGGCTGAAAGCAAGCGGCTTTGAAGTTAAGGGCAACATCATAGACACAATGGTGGTGGCTGCGCTGCTGGATGAGAACCGTTTCAGTTACAGTCTGAACGCTGTTGCCTATGACCATATAAACAAAACCAAATCAGAACGTGCCTTGGTCGAGGCTGCGAAAGAATTTGGCTTTGACCCCAAGGGCGAAATGTGGCGCATGCCTGCCAACTTTGTAGGTGAATATGCAGAGCAGGATGCGGTGCTTACACTGGAGCTGTGGAAATATTTTAAAGTTCAGATAGAACGCGAAGAACTGACCACGGTTCACGAGCTTGAACGAGACCTGCTGCCCTGTCTTGTTGACATGACCATGCAGGGCATACGGGTGGACCAAGATGCAATGGAACGGGCAACCCAGTTTATGCTGTCAGAAGAGAAGAAAGCGCGAGAGGAGCTGCACAAGCTCGTAGGCTTTGACGTGGAGATATGGGCCGCAGCTTCTATCGCAAAGGCGTTTGATAAGTTGGAGCTTGACTACCCCAGGACGACAAAGGACGCCCCGTCGTTTACTAAAAGCTTCCTTAATACGCACAAACACCCCTTGCCGAAGCAGATCCTGCTGGCAAGAGAATTTAATAAAAGCAAAGGCACGTTCATTGACGGGCTGCAGAAGCACATAGGTCGTGACGGCAGAGTGCACGGGCACATAAACCAAATTAGATCTGACGACGGTGGGACCGTTTCGGGACGAATTTCTATGAATAACCCCAACCTTCAACAGATCCCCGCTCGCCATCCAAAACTGGGGCCTTTAATTAGGTCCGTTTTTGTACCAAATGAGGAAGAAAAGTGGGCGTCCATAGATTACTCACAGCAAGAGCCTCGCATTCTTGTACACTTTGCAGCTTTGTACCAAAAGCGCACAGGCAAGCCTATGCCCAAAGTTGACGAATTTGTTGACGGCTACAAGAACAACCCAGACATGGACTTTCATACGATGGTCGCGGACATGGCAGACATACCGCGCAAGCAGGCAAAAGTTATAAACTTAGGCATGATGTACGGCATGGGTGTTGGCAAGCTAGGGGACCAGTTGGACCTGTCAGGGGAAGAGGCAAAAGAGTTGACACGGCAGTATGATCAGCGAGTGCCGTTTGTTAAAAAGCTTATGAAGGTTGTGCAAGACCGTGTCCAAAACGGTAACGAAGAGGGCTCTATCCGGTCTCTGTTGGGCCGCAAGTGTAGGTTCCCAGACTTTGAGCCTACCAAGTTTGGTATGCACAAGGCCATGAAGTATGATGAGGCCCGCGCACATTATGGGCCCACGGTTCCCCTGCAACGGTCCAAGGCATACAAAGCTTTAAACCGTTTAATACAGGCGTCGGCTGCGGACATGACAAAGAAAGCAATGGTAAACTTGTACAAAGAGGGATGCCTGCCGTTGTTGCAGGTGCACGACGAGCTCGCTTTCAGCATAGAAAATGAACAGGCCGCGAAAAATATAGCAGAGATTATGTGCGATGCAATAGAGCTAGAAGTGCCAATGAAAACAGATATTGAGATAGGAGACA